AAATAATATGTAACATCACCTAATACAGAATCTCGCATACCATATACAGACGTTGCAAACTCTGCTATAGATTCAATATCAGGGTCATAAGCACAAAGAGCATCGTATTTATCACCAGTGGTCATACGGTTAATATATGCATACTTCATTTCAAACACTCCAATCAAATAGTAATTACAAGGGTAGGTGATATTAGATATACCACCTACCCAAACAACCAAAAAACTAGCAAAACGTCATGCAAGCGACTAAAAGGTCTTTCCAACATTCAATAGCAGATGGGTAAAGCTTTGTTGCAACGTATGGCTGTGAGTTATCAATAACAAGTTCGTCAATATACCTATAATCTTCATTGTCATAATCAATCGAATAAGACCATACAGGAACAATTGAACCCTGTGTAATGTAAACCACATAACCAGACCATGTTTCCTGTGATTCATGGTCGAACCACGATAAATCTAATACGTAGCCGTTTTTATAAGACATACCAGACACTTCACTATCATCTATAGTAAGAACATCGCCATTTGAGAACTCACATTCTACGCTGTCGAACAACAGGCATTTAGGCAATGTATCATAATCAGGACGAACAAAGTTAACACTGTTTTGGATGATTCCTGTAGTCATTTCAATATCTCCAATCTGTATTAGAACTGGTTGTTTTGAAGTTCTTCCATCTGGTCGTTAGTGCAAAACACTATGTTTAGGTTAATGTAATTGCAAGTGAAGTTAAACCAACGCATTGCATGTGTGTAAAACAGATTGTCTGCTTCTTTGCACCAATAGTTATTGCATGGTAAATCAAACATCTTAAAGAATTTAGAAAGTTGACGTTGTGTGCTTACACTGCAATTCCAATCATGTGAGAGATAGACACGCCACACATATTTACCAGAAACACCAATATTGCGTTTGGTAACCGTACAAATAGGCGTCGCATAGGACATGAAATGCCAATATTCAATAGTAGTACCATCATCGTAAGTAATAACATCATGCGCGACCTGTGCATTGCACTTGTTAAGCCGGCGCCAACCATCACGTATCTGTGTAGTGATTGAATAGCATCCATTAACGTAGGAATAAGAACTCATTGTAGTTTCTCCAATTTGTCTATGCATTGATGTATGACGGTTTAACTTCAACACAGCTTGTATTCAAATGTACGTCATACGCAACGGTTTCAATAATCTTGAATATCGTTTGCTGTGGGTTTAGTTCTTGCACTGATAATATGAAACCACCAAACCCATAATTACTAGTGTAGGTCAATTCAATAACATCATCATTTATGATGGTAAAGCAGCCAATAAGGTCTTTACTGTTAATAAAGCTTGTATCGTAGATGCAACCGGACTTAAAGTAGTATTTATCTTTAGGCGTCATTTCAATTCATCCAATCAGTAGCAGTTATATTCTAGGCTTTTGACGTTACTCCCGAACCTGTGTGTCGCATTCCCTACGCTCGCATTCACATGCGCCGTTCTTCCTCCAATCATAGATAGGGTCCGCTAGTTCCTAGGTATCGGGTATGCGGTTGATAAGCTACGTTTCTTGCTAAGCAAGATTATACAGGGCTATTTGACGTTGCACAATAGTTACGTGTGCCAATTTGGCAATTTTTCGCAACGTTAGATCGCACTGTATTTTTTACGCTAATGCATAGACTATAAATCGTGCTATGTTGCTATTTAAGTTCTCTTAATTGTAGAAAACAATTGCATAATGTTAACGTTAAACTAGCATGTTTTGCATAGAATTTTAGTTTGTGCGCTGTATATCACCAATTTTCTGCGTTTCCGCAGGTAGACACTTTAACATCGACGCTTTGTGCTCTCGTTTAAGGTGTATTGCATAAGGGTATGCGTGTAGTTACTCATTGTGTTGATAACTTTTGCTAGAAATGGCTTGTATCGCGTTTCAACAAACGTTATCTACATTGGTTTAACATTGTCAAAAACTATTTCTACAAGTTGTTTTAATTTTCGACACGCCTGTAAATCTTTACGCTGCTGCACACGCCTGTAAATCTTTACGCTGCTGCACACGCCTGTAAATCTTTACGCTGCTGCACACGCCTGTAAATCTTTACGCTGCTGCACACGCCTGTAAAATCCTTATGCATCACCAACACTTGTAAATCCATATACCGCGCGTGTGCTCGCACCATTAGCGAATCCTCTCGCGCGTCCTACTGGAAAATCGCCGCGACGAAAAAACAACACCCCTCATGCTTTCCACATGAGGGGTGGTTGTTGTAATTCACGTGATTGATGCACGTCCCATATATTATTTGAGTCGCACGTTGACCTCAATCATGCCGTTTTCGAAGTGCCACGACTTTCCGTTATCGTCCGTCACGGGGACTGCCGTAGGCATCTGCACCGTGTTTCCAATGTCGGTTGCATCTGGGTTCGCGTACAACTTCCATGCACCAGTGTCCATGTACGCAATGTCTAGGTCGATAGGTTCATCCCAAGTGTGAATCCAACCATTACTCGTGTACTGCCATATTGCTGCGAACTTCCAAGGGCTAACATCATATGTGAATTTTGGAATGTCCTTTAATCCACGTTCACGACTGTCAGGATATCCAGCAACCCACAGACCACAGGTGTTAACCAGTGGATACCCATTGAAACGTGGCAGTGTTGAAGCGCTCGCATAGATGATTGGATAAACTCCGGTCATTGCGTGGTACTTGTCAATGAAACGCTGTGCGTAGCTCCCCCAATCCTCAATTGATTCGTCCTCAATGTCAAGCACGGGAAGTCCTATAAGCTCATACCCCTTAGTGTTATTGCGGAAGAATACCGCTTCTTTCTCTGGGTCATTGTTTCGTGCAAAGTGGTAGAAACCAAAGAGAATTCCTTTTCGGATAGCCTGTTGAATGAAGCCGTCGCAATAGGGGTCAATATACCTGAATCCCTCGGTAGCCTTCACGATGCAGAAGTCTAGCGATTCAGGAAGTTGCAGCCCCTTTTGCCAGTTGCTTATGTCTATGCCGTGTAACATGCTGTAATCCTTTTAGCCAAGATACGAATTAATCATATTGGTAAAGTCCATAATGAAGAATCGTCCTCGATTGTTAACGAATCCACCAATTTTAATATCAAACGTTACATTGCTGGAATTAAAGTTGTTATTATCAGGCGTTACTTCAATAGTTGCCGTGCTTTCCGCAGTAGCAGTAGTTTGATTTTGTGCACTAATGATTGTAGTCTTAACTGCAATTTTTGCATCGCTTGTGATGAATGGTATGCAAGTTGCAATTAAACCGCCTTGCCGGATTGGTGTCGCGGATTGGCTAGAACCAGAAAACACCACAATAAATGGATTCATGACGGAGTACGCTTCACCATACGGTATAGAAATAGAATAATGCCACGTATTGTCAGATGTATTGAATGTGCCAGCTCTAAAACCTACATATTGCTTTATAAATTTTCCGTTGCGATTAGGCGCGAAATTAGAATCGCTATAGTCGCTTCCAGAAATGTTGCTATTAGGTGAGAGCATTGTTTTAGTAGTTCTTTGTACATTTGCAATATACTTGTTTGCAATGTGAAATATATTATTGGCGATATAAGGCGTAACGTTTCGGCTTGTTGACGCAAATTCAAACATATATTCAGTGTTGTCCATAGTTCCTAGAAACACGTTATCAGACACATATATGTTACATGGCCAACTAGCATTAAGCTGCTTTAGAAAACCTCCGTTATTTGACTCAAAATAATTACCGTTAATGGATAGCTGCGTAATAGCGTCACATTCAATTACAACATCTGAACGACCTTCTATCAGACTACCCTCAATGCTGCCTCCAACAAAGCCAGATTGACCGATTGTTTTTATAAGAATACCGCCCGCGCTTTCTACTTTTGTACCTACTATGTGCATGTCATATATAGTGGTGGCAGTTACAAAATTGGTAACAGGATTCAACACACAATCATTGAGTGATAGAGACTGTACATATTTTGTCGCGCTATTAAAACAGGCCAAATTGCTAATTTTGCAACTGTCGAATTTCGGTCCAATACAATTATAGTCACCATTAAACAAAGTGCCATTGTTTCCATATAGCACACAATTGGCAAAAGTCGGCACGCTCTTATAAACCGACTCAGCTTGATTGAACCATTCTGAAATTTCAAAAGTAATGGTGCCGTTAGAAATGATAATATTTCTATAATCTTTGTTTATTGCATCATATTGCTTAGTTATAGTAAGCTGCCCTACATAAAGGATTCCATAATCAATCGTATCCAATGCGTTGAATAGTTTGTCCTCACGAGTTTCACCATTAAAAGCATCAATAAAGTAGTTATATCTTGTTATATCGGAAACATTCTCATTCGTCTGTGCAAGATTCTCATTCGTCTGTGCAAGATTCTCGTTTGTCTGCGCAAGGTTTTCATTCGTATTTGTAAGTTCGTCAGATACACGTGCAGTTTCGCGCCGGTACTGCTCCACCTGCGCATTGTAGTCGGACCAATGCAGCCAATACCGCGCATCAGTGATATCGACTCCAATAGGAACAGCTTGCTTAGATACGTAGCTATCCCCTTGGTGCTGTACCACGGTAAGAGGCTCATAGGTCTTAGTGTTCGACCACTCAATAGGGTCCGCAAACTTAGTCACATAGCGTGCACCAATGTACTGTGTAACAGCCATAATCAATCCTCCTAGTTGACTTTGATTGCCACGTATCCCAATGATACCGTATGCGCGTCTGCGTCGCTGTTGGCGATGGAATACGAGAAACCGGAATAGGTGCAATCTATGAGCGTATAGGTGAAGAGACTCGCAAGCTCATTGGTAACCACCTGTGCGAAGAGCACACACGCATCATCGGACGCAAAGGGCTCCGCAAAGGTCGCGCTGGTCGATATGGAGTCGTTTGCGGGAATGGCCACGTTGTTAATGCAGCCAATCTTGAAGCGGTTGACGAATGATTCCAGCGATTCGGTACTAGTCGCAAGAGCTAGAATCGAATTAACAACCGTATTATCTAGGTCCGTGCGCGTACCCAGAAACAAATCTAGCGCCTGTGCATATGCCGTGATTGTGTTCTGTGAGTCGAAACCGTTTCCAATTTCAGTTTCGATATCGGAAACAGCCGCATTAGTTGCGCTCAAAGACTGTGCAATGGTCAGGCTAGGCGAAAAACCGTTGCCAATCTGTCCTTGTAAATTTGCATCCCCATTTTCGCGTGCTAGAACTTCATTGTCAATGCGCAAACCCAAAGCAGTATCAGCCGCTTCACGGGCATCGACTTCATTCGCCAAATTTCTAGAAAGCGTATTGAGCGATTGAGTGTGCGCACTCAACGTCAGCTCATGCGCGTTTACCGCATCAATCAAATCAATCTCAGCGGGACGCATCGGCTGCTGCTTAGAAATTGCCATTGCTTACCTCCAAATCCAAATTGGTAAACATTGCATTGTATGTAGCATCACCGCGCCTAGTCGTAACTTCAAGGTCTGCGATAAGCTGCTGAATGGTCTGCTGCCTAGCATTGAGCGTGTAATTGCTATATGTGTTATCAATTACACCATGCGCGTTTGTGTCTGGCTCGAACTTCAAAATCAATCGACCGTAATCGCTGCGACCATAAACAGCACCAGTGTCAAAGCTAATTTCGCTCCAACTGTCTGGAACATATGCACAAAAGTATCCATCATCTGTAAGGCCAAAATATACCTGCTTGACGCCAGCGCTAATCAGCTCTGCAAAGTTCGCTTGAATCCACTCATATATCTTCTGCTCATAGTATTCGGTGAACTCACCATCGATGAACTTCTGGAACTGCTCTTGAAGTTTCTCGATTGTCGTGTGGTCAAGGTTGATGTTCTCGCCCAGATAATCCGCATACTCAACCAGCTTGTGAAGCATGAGACACAGTTTTTTGATACGTTCCTCGTGAGAGTCAACGTCCCAATAGATATCGGGCAACGTAGGCGTGTAGGCATTCCAGAAGGTGAACGGCACCACGTTCGTGGGTGGAATGAATGCCATTACGAATCACCCCTCTCCAACTTGTCGGTTAGCTTTACTATCGACGTGTCCAGTTTGCCAATAGCCGTCGTTAGTTCCTTCATGGTCGTGTTAATCATCCAGAAGAATCCACAACACGCCACAATCGGAAACCCAACGGCACCAATCGCCTGAACAATCGCATTGTAGTCCACGCCTTACCTCCTTTCTCCCCTCACCGTGCGTTGAACGAAACCGATACCAGACAAGAGAACAACTGTTCAAGTTCGTCCAATATGATTTCATCAACGTCGCGGTACTCCCTCAACCGTCGCTCTAGGTCAAGGGTGTCCAACTGCCTTATGCGCTCATACTCAGTGTCATTACCCGTTGACGCATAATCACTGTTCCCGCCCAGTTGCGTCTGTGGGAAGTCGCTGAATATGTTGCGACTCTTGTAGTACTCGGAATCAGCGCCCAATAGCTGCGGCGATTCGTCAAGCACTCGATATAGCGGAATCATTCGCGGCATTAGTTCCTGCATCTTCTGCACGAATTGTCTGCGCCAGAGTTTCGGTGGAAGAATTCCAATCTCACGATTCCAGAACCGATTCTGAATCTTTGTTCGCAGGGTAGCGTCTTGCGCGTCCGAATATTGCGGCCAGTTCCAGATGGTTTTATCTGATAGGTCAATCCAGCCAGCTTCAACAAGTTCTCCGAACTGAATGGTAACTGCATCGTTGAACTCATGCCAATCAAAGTCTGGTTCCTCGAACGGCACAACGTCAGTGAAGGTCATTACATCTCACCAACCTTTTCCATCAAACGTGCGTCATTGTGAAGCAGATTCCAGTTCTCAGAGAGATTGTCCTCACGCCACACAACTTGAATCGGCTTATCCAGATACTCGCCAAACCGCTTATTGAGATAGTCAGCCGCGCGTCTGCGTTCGTCAAGCGAAGCCATTTTCACAAGAGTCGTAGGCGACTTCTGCGCGTGGATTTCATCTTCCGTCTGCCGTTCCAGCTTCAAGGTGCTGTTCTCGATTCCAAGAAGCTGGTACACACCGTTCCATGTGTTCTTCTCGTCTTGCGCAAGTTCCGCACCAATGAACGGCACCTGAGTCTGTAGCGCGTCAACCTCTATATCATCGAAACCGTCATACGCCAGTATTGCCAACTCGCCACCTGAAACCTGCTTTGCAATCTGCAACATGTCGTTCTTGCGGTTTGCAGGTCCTTTGAGAATCCACGGCACCTGTTGATGGAATCTGTTCATTTCCTTTGTTAGCTGAATGTGCGCCAACTGTCGCGCGTAAACCTCAATGCCCATCATGATTGGGAATCGCGTCGCATTGTCCCAAACTAGAGTTCCCGTTTCCATTGTCGCGTAGAAGCTCCAACCGTTGTTGCCAACGCTGCGCCACTTTGTATAATCGTCATATATATTCGGTCGCGTGTCGGTAACCGCTCGTGTGCTATAGAATATACCATCCTGCGACCGTGGAAAGCAGATGCAAGCGAGTCCCTCCATCATCAGCGTATATTCAAGGTAACGCTCGTTGCATGTGTCGGGAAGGTTGAGCCACCTGAAACGACTCATAGCCATTTGCATTATCTGGTTGCGGTATATCTCAACCAATCGCATGTTATAGGCTTGACTCTGCCAGTAGTTAGGATTGGCAGGAATAGAACAGTTGTACGGATTCGGGCTTGTACGCTTCTTGCCACCACGCCTACCCATTGTTTCCCTCCACCCTTTCAAGGAACACCGTCCTGCTCATGAGTGATTGTACCATAGCCGATAGGCTCCGCTGGTTCTCCAATTCCTGCGCCACCAACTCGTTAAGCGCACTCGACCTGTTCTCTATGTCAGCCAGATTGATTGAGTCCGTCACTCGCTGTTGCACCTTGAAGTCGATAACACGCTCTATCTCAGCGTCAGTCATTCCCTGATACGTTCCAAGTGCCAAAAGTTCGGATAACTCACGTGTGCTAGTATCGTCAGTTGTCATATATACTCACCCTTCCAACCTCGTCGGGATTCTTCCAAACGGTCACGCCACGGTCCAACATCGCCACAATCAACTGTTGAACCGCATTATTGCTAGACTTCCTATCGTCCACCCACGTATCGCGGCACTTCCAGTAGCAGAAGTGGCGCATTGGGCAAAGGCCACTACTGGCAACGTCCCACACCTGCTCTAGAGCGTACCCGTAACGCGCGAACCAATCACCAACCTGCCTAACCTCAGAATCTGGCATGGTCCGCACCTTCAACTGCACCCCGCGAGTCCTCATGTAGTCTGCCGTTGGGTCGCCTGCATACGCGCCTATCGGACGTGGCGAAGCATTTCTAGCGTCATACATAGCGTAGGTCGGTGCATACCGCGAGTTGCGCAAAGTCTCTTTTGCGTTAGCTTCAACCGCACCCCTCGTATACGTCGCATTGTTGTCCTGCGTCGTTCTGGTGCGCCCTGCGTTGGCGTTCATCGTAGCCGCCGTGTTGCCAGCGTTGGTGTTGTTGTTGTCTACGTTGTTGTCTGTGTGCTTGTCAAGAAGTGTGTTGTCGTGATTGGTGTTGTAGGTGCGTTGTGTGTTGCCCTGAGTGGTTAAAGAGCTGTTGTTGGTCAGAGTTGCCTGTAGGTTGTTTGTGTTGGCCGTCACGTTCGCTGAGGTTGTAACAGAGTTGGCCTGAGTGATTATCGAAGCGTTGAATCCAGCGCTGCCTGCGTTTGCAACGGCCTGTATCGTGCCAATCATCGCGCCTACGGCCAGTCCGCCGGCGGCACCTGCCATATTGCCCGCACCTGGTACAACGGACCCTAGCGCACCACCAGCCATTGCCATACCAGCCGCCGTCCCACCAATGGCACCTAGGACGTTGCCGACACTTGAACTAAGGGAAGTTGCAGCAGTAGTCTCACGGTCAGCTTGTGACGTTATCACCGAAGCCGTGTTGGCTGCGTCCGTCTGGTCTGTTGCCTTATCTGCATTAGCAAGGTTCATCGTATTAGATGTGGTATTTGCGAACGCGGTCTTGTCGCTGTTGTTAGCAATCGTCAACGTCGTGTTGGCCTGTGCGGTCCTTCCGGTGTTAGCCGTGTTCGTGGTAAGCGTGGTGGCGTCTGCCGCCGTGTTAGTTACCATCGTCGCGTCAGAGTCCAGAACGTTCTCACGCTGCGTGTTCGCGCTGCGCATGGTTGAGTGATATTGCACAAGGGCATTGTTGTGCCCTGTGCGCAAGGTGCGATTAAAGTTGTCAAGGTACCATGCGCTCTCACCATCCATATACAGCGCATAGCACGGAATGTCATTGTCAAAGCAATACTCAAACCAGTCAGCATTGCTCATTGTCAACGAATCGGTAACGCCATTCAGCTTTGTCCATTGATATGCCGTCGAACCAACACCACCGATTCCATCAAAGAGCATTCGCGTCTTTATATATGGGAATGCCAGTTCGACAATCTTTCGCGCACGAACGTCTCCCGTATCCTCAATGGCAACATCAACCGTCCTGCCATCGTTGTCCGTAAGCTGCAAAGACGCATATGGCATCGTGTATAGTTTTGCGAAACGTCGATATTCAGTCGGATATCCGAACATGGCCTTGTCTAAAGCTGCAATGTCAATTGTCGTATCGCTGCCCTTGATATGATGCAACTCGTGCCCTGCTAGCGCATACGAGTTAATGATTTCAAACATGGATGAATCTATCACAAAACACCCTTGAATCGAATTCATGAAGTTTGGGCAAGTATCCAACACGTCCGAAACAAACGATGCATCAGTTGCGGGAAATGCATACACACTAACATTGTTATAAATGAGATTGTCAGCGCTGTATCGCGCCATAGGAGTCGTGCGTAGATGCAAGTTGGAATAGTTGTCACCATTGCCCATGCCGAAGCCGTTCACCTGCAACTGGTGCCCGTACCTCTCAGACGTATCAGAGAACGTGAGAGTTCCAATCGTGTAATCAGGGTCATTGTGCGTCACGCTACCAAGAGAACCAAGCTGAGAAGGTCCAACCGTGGAAGCAAAGCAAATCCATTTCGCGCCGTTACCAAATGGCACAAAACGTGATGAACGTGTTACCGTTGGTCTGCTAGGTGTAACGTCCGGTGTGAGTAGATATTCATTGTTGGCAATAGGGTTTGCCAGATACGTGTCAACGTCAGTTGCCGCAACAGGCGCATGTCCTCGCTCCAAGAAAAGATAGTTGATTTCAATGTCATGCTGATATTGAGTCCAAACGTCAAGCGATAGAACAAAGCGTGACGTATTCGGTGCGCGTGACTCAATGGTATCGATGAAGAAGTACCAGCGCCGCACACCGTAGTCAGTTTCGTAGGCAATGTGCCTATCGTCGCTAGTCATTGGTTGAACGTCCACAACCATGTAGTTGTAGCGCACGGCAACATCGTATGGAATCGGTAGCTTGATACCACCCTCTGGTGCAATCTGTCGTGACGTGGTAAGCGTAACGTTGTACACGTCCTCGTTTGCATCGAACCATCCATCACGCTCCGTGTCGGAATCGAACAACACAACGTCGTTATAGTCGCTGTTCCAAAGAACGTTTGTCAGCTTGACGCGCGTGTTCACTCCCCATCGCGTATAGTCGAACTCGTTGCGATAGGCGTACACATTTACGTTATTGATGATAGGAAAGTCGGTATCTCCAATATGGGGAAACTCCATGTTGTGTAACCTCCCTACAAGTGAGGGGCATGTTTCACGTGAAACACACCCCCCTCAATGTCACAGCCTAGCGGAAAGAATGGAAAAGGCTAGGCAACCGTGACAGTAACATCGTCGGTGTAGTGCGTGGTAGCGCCAGACGGATTGACGTAAGTGCTCTTAGCCGTGACCGTGATAACATCGCCACTCTCCAGCGACTCGCCGACATGAAGCACGCCGTATTCGTCAACCCACGTCCGCGCGTCCTGCACACCGTCACCGCTGCGAACGATTCCGATGGTAAAGATAGCAGCGTCAGGCTTGACCTCGACGGGAGTTCCAGTCGCAGGGTCAACCGCACCGTCAAGCGTGACGGTTAGCTGCACATCGTCACCAGCATTGGCAGTAGCAGAAGCCGTTGCAAGGGTGATTCCAGTGACGCTCATGGTCACCGTGGGAATCGTGGTGCCAGACTGAGTCGTGAACAGAATCGCAGGGACGAACGGGGAAACGGAATACATGCCCCAATGATGCAGGAAGTAGTTGTTTCCAAGCGTCAGCGGATTGTACTGAGACGTGGTGGTAACCAGCTTGTCACGACACTGGAAGAAGTCTCGCGTGGTCAGCAGCGCTACGGCATTGGGAATCGGGAACTCGTCAACCAGCACGATACGCTGCTGAATGTTCTCGCGGTCCATGTTGAACGCAGCCGCAAGCGCCATAACGTCAACTACTGCCTGCGTGGTCGGGGTCATAAGAAGCACCAACTCGTCAGGCTTTGCAAAAACGGGAACATCACGAATCAGGCCCGAATTGTAGCGGCTAGATGGGAACTTTAGCAGACCTGCGTAAGAGCGCAACTGAACAAGCAGTTCCTTTGCCGTGTCCTCGTCCGTGGGTGCGGCGCTCAGGGTGTGCTTGTAGAAGCCAAAGTTGTCCTCGTAATAAGAGAGCAACTGTAGCATAATCCTGTACTCGTCATACTCGTCAGAATTTCGCGGTGCGTCAAGGATTCCCGCCACGAATGCGTTTAGTCCGTATTCCTCGGTGAACGCAAATTCAAGTTCCTCACGATTGACCGTGATGGGATAGAACTCGCGTCGATTGACCGTATGGAACCACACATCAGCATCTGGGCGATACATCTTGAACACGTCCTCGCGGTCATCTGCGTAGGAATGCGCCGTAATCCACTTAACGGCAATCTCCTGTGCCTTATCACCGTAGCGAAGCATGTCCTTCTTGAACTGCGCTAGCGGATTGTCCCAACGCTGCTGATGAACATAGGTCGAACCGATTCGGTTCACAAGCGCATCAACGAACTGATTATAGAAGTTTAAATTCTGCGGCGCAAAGAGAGCGGCCTGCGTTGCGGCAATGCCGTTCTGCGTAGTCTGCGGGATTCGCTGCTGGTAGTCGTTCGTACCAGACAACCAAATCTTATCAAGGATGGTACTGTTGTTAACTGCCATTTTCCTAACCTATCTACTTGATTGAAAAATCCAGTTCCTCTAGTGGAATGAAGCCGTCTGTCATGTCCGAATCATCACTCTCGCTGATAACGGCATTGCCAGTCATAACCAAGTCCGCCTGTGCACTCTTGATTGATTTGAGCATATCAAACATCTGAGCCTGCATCTGCTCGATACCATCCATACGCGCTGCAAGCTCGGAATAGTCGTTACCCTCCGTTCGCTCTAGGTCGCGCGTGTCTGCGTCAGTGTCGGTGACTTCCTGCTGTTCCAGCTTCTTATCATCGTCCATGATTCCATCCTTTCTTTCCACCTATAAGGAAACGGGCCACGAATCGCGGGATACCCGTGACCGTGGCCCTAGTATATATTGTGGCGTTCACAAAAGTCAACTGAAAGAGTCCCAATCAGCTCCGCGCCGTGCGCCGTATCCAAACGGTTGAGCCGCACTAGTCGCTACTCGTCTCGTCTTGCGCGTCACGCCTGCATTGTATCACTTCACGCCAAACATGGTCAATATGTCCTGAAAGTCAACCTTGACTTGAACGTTGTCGTAGAACACGATGCCAGCCCAATACATGCGAGAGAATCCCTGCATGACCTTAGTAAGACGGTTTGCCATGATATAGTTCACGCGCGAATCAGAAGCGGTCAGCGTGTATATGCGTCGGTCCATGCCATTAGGTATGTAGTCGGTCACATACACAAGTCCCTCGGTTAAGTCATTCCACACACCAAAGCGCTTACAGTTGCATACGATTCCAAACGAGAACTTTGCCCTCTTTGGCTTTGAGGATACGAACTCAGTAGACATTCTCTCAAACTCGTTTCCTGCTGCAACGTCACCTCCAACCGTTCCCGACAACATGCGACCTGCGACTGTTCCTGCCTGTTTTGCGCGTGCGTATTCATCATCCTTTACGTAGTGCAGCAGAAACGTCTTTCCGCGATACCAACGGTACCCGAACTGCAAATCGGTGCCAACCCCATATGCGGTAAAGTACGGGTTTGCAATGTCGCAAGCGTTTCCAAGAAGGTACAGACGTGGTTTGATTCCATCCACGCCAACACGTTCTCGTGACACGGTATCGACTATGTTTGCAAGGGCCACGAACTCATTCGGAAGGTACCTGTGGAACCTATCAGCACGCTCCAATACTGCTTCATCGAATATGATTCTGCGCACATTGTCATATGTGCGCTTCTTTATCATCTGTCCTTCCGTGAGAGCGACAAAGTAGCCGCACACATGCCACTTTGGTTTTAGTGGTTTGCCTTTATCATCCGTTCCATCCTCAACACGCTTTGCAATATACATATATCTTGCGTCGGTGCGAAACAGATAATCATTGAACAATTCATCACGTGAGAGTCGGTCAAAATAGCCATCTGAGACACTAGACAACTCACGCTTGTAGCGAACAACCTCCACCCATCTGTAATCCTTCTTGATGTGGTCAAGGATGCATTGCTTGCGAAGTCCGTAGGTCTTTCCGATTCCTCGCGCACCAACGACCATAGTAACGTCCGCATTATATGAGAGCGTATTGTGCCAGTCGTAGAAGTCACTCATTGTCTAAGTCCTCAATGTCTCTGTCGTAATCGCTCCACCAAATGTTCTCACGATAGCGCCTGCGGATGGTTGCATATATGTGCAGCAACCAAAGGAAATACAAAACAATATAGATTACTATTCCAGCAATCACACACATAAAAAAGAACATGAGAGTACAAGCCCCAATCCCAATGAAATACTCAAACATCCACATCAATTCTTGCCCCACGTCGAACCTCCCATCATTATAACCTTCTTTCCATACGATGAATCGCACTCTATGAATGCATTCTCCCCGTCAAACTGCAAATACTTTATATCAGTATTTACGTTTCTGCCATACACACGTTGAAGATATTCAACGCACATTGCATTAGCCTGCTTCAACGTCTCGCCTAACCACCTACCAGTAGGATACAGACACACCGATTCGTGAGTGTTCACGTTCGACGCATTACCTAGATAGTCTGTGATGTTTGCATTGTATCTATCTCCAACACTGGGTCTATGAGTCTCAAGAGCATGACATATTCCATTGGATACAAAAACATTGTAACCAACGCACAAACCAAGAACACGTTCAATATTATAGTGTTTAGATAGGTCTGCAATGAACCGCTCAATGTGGTATTTGTCGTGTGGCCGTGCAAGTCCTGCGCATGTGATATGAACCTCGCATTTTTCAGTAACGGACACTCTGCATTTGTTCCACATTTCAATATGCCATTTATAATGCTTGCCTGCGTTCTCAACCTCAAAACCTCCAATTCCCCTCAAAGAGCTTGCCAATTTTGGGTAATTATTGCGAACCCTAACCATACATCTGTCTATTGCCTGCTTCGACACAACCTCAAACACATGCAACGATTCCTCAATCATCGCGTCGGTTATCGAATCGTCACATGCAAACTTCATTGAGTCAGTATCTCCACCCAATAACGACACGGCATCACCAAACGTCTCATAGAGCTGTTCTATCGCCAGCACCATATGCAATCTTGAACCGCCAACAATTCGCATTCCATACGTATATAATACCCTGCATGTCTCGGGTTGCATGCTATCCCAATTCTTGCGCGTTACAACCGTATCACTATCAACACCAATCACACCATGCTTGCATGCATATGATGGTTTGTACACGTCCTGTGCCATCGTGCCATAAATCCCATTGAATTTCCCCTTTGTATCACTAATATAATAAGCGTTGAACTCCTCGGCGCTCAATGAACCATCTGCTAGGCCGTCTTTATATGACTGTGGTATTCCGTCTGGGATGTGATACTGGTATGGCGTCCCTTCGACATAATGATTGGTGACAAACTTGTTATCATCCTTCAAGCGATACAACACATTAGACTGTAAAGTAACGTAATCAGGTGGCTTTACAAATGACAGGGTACCCTCACCGTACACGACTTCCAACGAATCCCATTCATAGACACGTGACATTGCCCACAACTCAATCTCAGTGACATGAATCTCTATTGAATCCGCCGAATAGAGCTTGCCGAATGCGAACACGGCATTGATGAACGTGTCGTGCCAACCATCGTCAATAAGTGCCTGTTCACCCTCGTATCTGGCTTCATTGTCACTGTAATCACGCTTTGGTTTGAACTTGCTCATTGGCTCTAAAGCGATTCCCCAATGCTCGAAAGCCGAATCAGCACGTAGGCGTATGTTTCCGATTCTGATTCGCGCGTGAAACGCACATGCAAACGGACGTTCGTAGTGCTCCAACACCTGCTCTTTGGTTGTGCCCAACACCCTATTGCACAATTGCAGCAATGCGTCACTTTTCATGTTCTTAAACTTGTCTGGCAACATGCGCCCGTTGATGAATGTGTGGTGCATGCTGGTCACATCAACTGATACGACATTTGAAACAATGACACTTGCATTTGCCGCTGCCGTGAACGTGTACCCGCCACGAAAGCAACTCTTGCGTAATGCATATGAGTTATAGTTCTTAGGCATTTCCTGCTTACACAGCTCTATGAACATCTTTTCGACCGTAATAGTCTTACCGTTTTCCTTCTTTACCTTCAATGTCCCAATGTCATGCCGTGCCATTTGTCGTACTAATGAGGTCTTTGTGAGTACCTTATTACCTAACATGTCTTGCGTAAGCCAATCGTTTGTACGTAGCAAGAAACGCAGATACATAGGTATTACCTGCGTATCCCTTT